TATCCTGACCATTGTTGACCACTATCAATCTATAACCGGTTGAATGGAGTTGAATGCAACGAACACACAGCTTGAGATATTCGGGCAAACAAAAGGTTGTAACGATTATATCGGTCTTTTCTGGCAACTTATCACCCCTGATAATTATAGGTGGTTGCTACTTAATAAAGTTGCTTTATTATTATACCTCATAAAACTCGGCATTAAATGATACTTCTGTACCATTGGCATCGGGCGTGACTTTAACCAAGTAAGAAGTGTTTTGTTTGAGAATAAACTCAGTTGCCTGTCTGATATGTCCTCCGAGCCTTGTTATTGGTTGATAAGTACCGGTACGGTCTTTCTGAAGCAAAGTCCCATCAGCACTTGCTGTAGGATCATAATAGAAAAGGCATGAAGAAGTATTGGCTGAATTCCTATCAGCATTGTTGACTGTCAGAGCAGTTCCGTTTCCAGTTAAAGTTGGATTTTCGAACATCTCAATTACTGCTCCCAAGTTGGTTGTTATCGCAAGAACACAATGAATCCTGGTCGCAGAATCTGGAGTTTTGACGTGCCAGTATTTTGGCGAGGCGGTATCAACACTTGTATCATAATCCGTAACGAAATAAAATTTGCCCTGATGGACTTTCGAGTGTTCTATTTCTATAGTAGTTCTTGCTTTGGCTTTCACATCGGTTTGATCAGCTTCTTCTTTTTCCAGATTAACCGTCTTTCCATCTGTTCGAGTTATGAATCGAGCCATATTTTAATAATTGTTACGGTTATATTTATAATTCATTTGCGGAGCTCGGATTCGAACCGAGAATCTCTGGCTTGCTCATCATCTGCCAAGGCAGGCATTTTCGAGGCTTTGATCCTGCGTACTGACGATGATCATGAGGCCAGTGGGCTAACCAGATTGCCACCACTCCGCATCAAGTATAAGTAGTCATCATGATTATTTTAAACTGTCTACATACCCACATTTACATGATTCCATGCGAGTAAGAAAGAATCTCTGTCGTCTATGCATTCATTCTACGGTCCTTGGTATGGATGGTTCTACCTATAAATGCACAAAGAATGGTTTTTCGTTTGGATGGAATCATGCTGAGCCTGATTGCAAGGATTTCAAATCCTATGGCAGTACAGAAGTATGACAGGAATATGACAAGATTGAGCCAAAGTTAGGCCAAGATTAGGCCAGTAGTTATAAAAGTGAGCATGTTCTAATTATTAACATGTCCAGATTAATCCAACCCGTGAAATTATCCCTCGAGCAGTATTACTTGGAATGTTGTAAAAACTGCGATTTACGGGTTCCTGATTTGCCCTATCAAAGGATTGTCTTAATCGGCGATTCGGAGGTAAAGGTCAAAACATCTTATCATGAACAATGTGCAAGCTGTTATGCTAGGTTTTTGCATCCGCTTTATAAGAAAGGAAAGCAATTCTGGATAGTATAGGTGATTGAGTGTTAGAAGAAAAGCGAGCATTTGAGAGGATGATGCGACAGTATTTGCGTCCATATTTCTCGAATCATATCGGTGATTTGGTTAAGGGGAATATCAATATTCGAGATGACGGCAGTAAAATCACCATCTATAACGCGAGAACACGCGAATACGATTGGTGCATCGTTTATTAAATAAATATCGTATGAAATATAAAGGAGCTTTACGATATATTATGCATGGTAGAATTCATAAACTTTGAGGAAATAATAGACCGAGAGTTCAAGGAAGAAGTTAAACCTCGCCCACCGAATACACTTTACTGTTCAGAGATTGGCTACTGCCTCCGAAGGATATATCTGAATTGCATCACTCCAAAAGAAACACCGGTTGAAGTAATGCGAAAATTTGCAGTCGGAAATATGATTCACGATCGAGTTACTTCGATTCTAAGGAAGACTTTTGATTCCGTATCGTCAGAGCAAAGCGTGGTAATGTATCTTGATGCAATAGATTTTCGAGTGCTTGGAAGATATGATGATATAATACATCAAGATGAAGGAAAAATCCTGCTCGAGAAGAAATCAGTTAATACATTGAAATTCATTGATAAACCGATCCATCATCATTTGATACAGACGCACCTTTACATGAAATGTTTAGGCATGGATAAAGCGCAGATAATGTATATCGAGAAAAATACTTTCAAAACCAAAACGTTCAACATCAAATTTCAACACTGGATTTTCCAAGAGGCGATGCACAGGATTAATATCATTGCAAATGCATTAAAGACCAAAAGAACTCCAGCTCCAGAAGCGAGGAATAACATGAGGATGAAATGGCAGTGCAGGTACTGTCCGTTTTATCGAGAATGCTCTTGAGGTTTAAAGATGAAATCCATAGGAGAAATACTTAGGCATGATAGTCTATCAGATGTATTAGCGAGAGCTTCGATTGATTTTAAATTTTTCGTAGAACGAATAATGTCCGGAACGCTTGAGGAAGAACTCAAAATCAAACCCTTCCATATCCAATGGTATAACTATTTCTTGAATAGCAAAAGAACTTGTATTATAGCTGCTCGAGGAACTGGAAAGACAACAACATTGGGTGTTGCATTTCCATTACACATCTCCTTCTTCAACCGTCATAAGGATTTCTTAGTTGTTTCAAATGCAATGCACCAAAGCGTGGATATCATCAAGAGGATTCGTGATTATATTGAAGAAAATGAATTATTGAAAAAATTAAGACCTCCAACTTATTCTGCAACATGGTCGAAGACCGAGTTGAATACGAATACACATTGCAGGATTATTGCCAAACCCTATAATCCAAATCTTCGTGGCGGACACTATCATTACGTTCTTTGTGATGAAGGATCTCTTTATGCTGATTTATCAGTTTACTTCCGTTCTGTTGTTCCGACAGTTAATGTCAAAAATGGGAATATCATGGTTATTGGAACTCCAACTTCTCAAACGGATCTTCTTGCTAGACTTGGAGAGAACCCCGAATACGTAGTAAAAAGTTATCCCATTATTAAAGGCAACCGATTGCTTTGGAGAGAAAAGTATTCATTGGAAAGATTAGAAAGAATCAAGAGCGAAATATCTCCAGACAATTTTTCGAGAGAATATCTTTGCAATATTGTTGATGAAGCGATTTCACCGTTTCCGTACAGGATGTTGGTTAGAGCATTCGATCCGAATCTGCGTTTGGGAACACCAAGACCAAGCAATTATGTAGATGTAAACAAGCGTTTGGGTGAGAGCGAAGGCACATTCTATGTTGGTGCTGATTTTGCTCTAGCAGCTAAAGGCGATTACTCCGCATTCGTGGTAGTGGAAAAACGGAGGGACAATAAAATTCAAATCGTTGATATTTATCGAAGAAGGGGAATGCCGTTTCAAGAACAGTTGAGTCTATTGAAGGCGATTCATTTCAAGTATCATCCAGTTCAAATGCTTTTGGATAAATCTACATTTGGTGAAGTTTTCTTAACTGAACTCAAACGTGAAAATCTGCCAGTTCGAGGATTCTCCTTTACTCAAGAAAATCGGAATTCTGCATTCAACATAGCGATAAGAAAATTCCAAGAAGAAAATATTGTTATCCCATATAATCAAAATCATGGTGAAACAGTTTCAAAGGTTGATGTTTTGATTAATGAGCTTACATCATTTGTAATCGATAAAACACGAACCGGATACGCTACATATATTTCAAGAGGAAAGAATGACGATGTTGCGATTGCCTTTCTCTTGGCTATTAAAACTGCTTCTGTGCAACAGCCTTTCTTAAGTTATATTCGGGCTGGGAGATATGGAGAAGAAAGAGAAAACCAAAGAAAAAACGTGAAAAAGGAAGAAGAATCCAGCATAATTGATATAGTCACCAGGTAAACTTACGATATATTTATATCTGAATGAATAGAATAATTAAATAGTGATTTAATGGGTATACTTGATTCTCTAAGCAAAGTCCGTTTCTTGTCTAAAGTTCCTGCAGAACCAAAACTACTGCAGTCGAGAGTTGGTCCTTCGACTGTTGAAAGAATGGGAGAGGAATACGAGCCAAAAAGAGTTTCGCCAAAGGATCTTGAAACAATCTACATCCGAGAGGGAATGGTTCATCAGTGGATTAATACTTATTCTGAATGCGTGCTAGCAAGCAACTATCGAATCATCGCAGGGAATACGCGTGAACAAAGGAAAATCGAAGATTTCTTATCAACATGTAATTTTCGAAAGTTGATGCGTAATTCTATCAGGCATCAATTAACTTATGGAAATGCGTTTTGGGAGTTGGTTAAGAATGCTGGTGGAAGCAAAGTCGTTACCCTTGCTTGGCTTGATCCAAAAATCATGGATGTAACAAGAGATACCCAAGGCAAGATAATTTACGGTCCTGATGGAAAGCCCAAATCATACGTTCAATACACCAGGTGGGGATTTGATCTTACTAAAGTTCCTGAAGACAGACGGGTTCAACAAATGCCAAAATTTGATTACCAAAGCGGTCAAGGAATTTTGATGAATCGTGATGAAGTTGTTCATTTTGCTTTTAATGAGGTTGGTGAGGCATGGTGGGGAGTTGGAATAATTGAACCAATCTATAACTTAATTCTTATCAAACAAAATGCTGAACAAGGATTCGCCGAAGCCATCCAAAGAACAGCATATCCTAGAATTTGGGTTCAGGTGGGAGATGAGGCACATCCGCCAACGCAAGAGGAGATTGATGATGTTTGGAAAAAACTTTCCGAGCTGGAAACCAAACATCAGTTTGTCGGTCCTCAGTATTATAAGCCGATTATTCTAGAGCCAAAAAAAACTGAGAAGCTGGCATTGAATCTCCAGTATTTTATTGATCAGATGGTTGCTGGTTTAGGAGGTCCTAAGCCCTTTGTAACTGGAACCGGAGAAAAGACTAACAGGGCAACTTTAGGGGATCAAAAACTACTTCTTGAAAGAAGATTCAAAGAAACACAAGAGGAATTGTCGGAAAAGGTTAAGGCTGAAGTATTCGCTAGAATCGCACAGCAGGAAAAATTTAAAACCATCCCACGACTCGAATGGGACGAAGTTTCTACCGAAAGTCTTGATAGCAAAGCTGAAAGATTGTTAAAATATACAAAAGCTGGCTTGCTTTTGCCAGATAAATCTATCAGGAATTTAGTAAGACGTATCGAACGACTCCCAGAAGAGGAAGGGGATGGTGGGAAGCAATGAAATTCGAATTGTTTACTTATATTGGCTCAAAGAGAAAGGATAGGGAGAGGATTCTAGCAAACGTTCCATCTTGGGTGAAAACTGTTTTCGATCCAATGTGTGGGTCTTCGGTTCTGCTTTGGGATTTAAAGGATAGGGGTTGTACTATAACTGCTGTTGATATATCTCCGATGGCATATTTTTGGAGCAAGGCGATTCTCGGAACAAGAAAATTCACCGATGAAGAATTGAATGATTTGCTGAGTGCTGAGCCTTATAGCGGCTGGCTGACGAATGCGGAAGTTCTCAGACCAACAAATAAGGATGCGAGACGTTACATTGACGGAATGGCTAAGAAAGCTAATTCTTATTCTGGACTGAAAAGGGAGGTGGCACTTGGAATACTATCAAATGCGATTACTAAGTTTCAAGGCTCATTAGGCATCTTCAGACGCGAGTTTGAGCCTTACAAAAGATCAACCATTCGGGATATCGTAACTAAGGCTTGTGCGGAAGTAAATGACTTGGTGAGCGAAAAAGGATCATCGAATGTAATGATGAAAGATGCCATTAAAATGGAGGTTCCTAAGGTTGATTTGATTTATTTCGATCCGCCCTATGATATGAAAGGAGCTGATGAAGTCCCTTATGGTCCTCATTATACTATTATAAATTCGATTTTAATGCAGAAGGAATGGAAGCTTTCTGCATTCTCGCGAAAAATAATTCCAGAATTAATTGCTGAGTATGCTAAGAAATCTAAAATACTCTTGATATCGACTGCAGATGATCCGAAGATTAACTATCGCAAAGTTCTTGGAGAGAATAAGAAATTTGTGAGATTGAAGAAATTCAAGAGAAGAACTGGAGGAGCAGCTCCCAAAGCAAAGAAAATCCAGACCGATTATCTGTGGATTGCCACTGATTACCAATCATTTTCTGAAGTGCTATCCGAATCCAAGGAGGGAATGTATCTTCCAAAACCACATGCAAAGATGATATGGGATGGAAGCAAGAACTTGATCGTCAAAGCGAAAAGATATCCGACCAAAATCGGTAGACTTCTTTATGTAATCGACAAGGATTTTGCATATGGGATTATCAGGTTGGGACCTCCTAGTTTGATAGATGTAAAACAGTTTAAGAAAACACAGGAGCATCATAAAGTGACTGATATGGAAAGGAAAAAATGGTGGAGGGGCAAACGATATTTGTTTTCATATCCATTTACTTTGGTTAATAAATTTGAAACCCCAAGAAAGATTCGGCTTCCAAAAGGCATTCAAACATTCGTAAAAGAAGTAGAATTTCTTTCACAGTTGGAAATGATCGAGGACATTAAGAGTTATAAGCCAGAATCCGTTCCACTCGATGTTTTGAGAGATGATTGGAGGATCGTGATGGCATGGTATTCCAGCAAGAAACAAGGAAAAGAAGTGAAGCACTCGTTCAAGATAATTATCGATCTTGCGAAGGGAATTTACGAGGAGCTGAAGAAACGAGGTATCATATTCCATCCAGAAACATATCAGCGTTATTCCAGAGAGTTGTTTAAAATTGTGGCAAAGTATGGCGAAGGTTATGAGCCAACATACTTGCCTGTAGGACCTTCTTTAGACCACGATAAGGGAAGAGCCATAAAATATCCTGAAGTCCTGAAGTTCTGGAGGAAACCGATTATATTAGTTGAGGATTTTGTTCAGGTTGTTGGCGGAGCACCAAGTCATCCAAAAGAAGGAACTTCCGGTGATGTCGATATTCTTTTCAGAAAGAACGAGCCTTCAAATGATTTCGAGGATATTCCCATAAAATTCAGGTTGTTCAGAGCGCTTCCAAGGGAACTTGGAGACAGAATCCATTTTGTTTACGATAAGTTTCATGGGCCTTTTACCAACCATGTTCCCGTTTACCATTTGGCGTTGATACCAGTGAAACGTCCAATTCTGCATGAGATGGGAGAAGAAGAGGTTTGGAATCTGATAACAGATTTGGAAACCCTCTCAAACGAAGAGCTTATCAGGAATCATAACAAAGCCCACGATTTTTATAAAGCCGGCAAATTCAAAAAGAACGCAATTATTGATGTTCATGCATTGATATGGAGAGAAATGTTGAGACGTTCAATTGATCATGATAAGATTTCTCCAGGAGATGAATTGGATAAGAAGGGTAAATTCCCGATACAAGAATATCCTCCCATTCCAAAGGGAATGGAAGAAGGTTATAAGGCATCATCAAAAGAGAATGCTGAAATCGCAGAGGAAATGGAGGGGTATATGGAAGAGATAATTGAATCACTGGAGGAAAAAGCAAAGCCAGCTTTCGTCAAGCCGGCATCTGGTTATCTTAAATTCGAGTTTGCCGATCCAAAAAGTTTGTGGGAAAATTGGAAAATCAAATATGCTAAGGATAAACCGATAATCATAGATCCCAAGTGGGATGGCTTTTCATTTTCTTTGGTTAAGAATCAAGATAATATTCAATGTGTTACTGAGGACAGAAGAAGGGACAGATCGAAAATTATCCCTCAGGTCGTTGATGATATCAAAAAGTTGAAGGCAACATCATGTTCAATTTCAGCAGAGAGCGTATGGTTCAAGGAAGGACATGCATTGCAAAGGGAGGAGGCAATTGCAATAATTGTTGGCAAGAATCCTATGCCTCAAGAAGACGTTAGAATGTACTGCTACGATATTATTAATTACAACGGAAAGGATATTTCCCAACTTCCATATGAAGAACGCTTGAACTTTCTTAACAAGGTGCTCCCGAAAGATTTGAAATACATAAAGAATACTCCTCGAACAAAAGTAAATAAATTTGAAACTTATATGCAAGTCGCAAAGGAATATGCGGAGGTCGAAGGTTCAGAGGGAATAATGGCAAAAGTCCATGATTTCAAGTTTGAGAAGGATGGAAGAACAACTCAAATGGCTAAGTGGAAAAAGTCCTATGATATCGAGGTTGAAGTAACCAAAAGGATTTCAAAAATTGGTACCAAAGGTCCGTACAAAGGAAAGCCGATTCCAGGACAGTATCTGTATATAATTCAAGTAAGAGATTCGAAAGGTGAACCCATTCCTATTGGTAGAACGTTTTCAACAGGTATCAAGGCAGAACCAGGTGATATCCTAACAGTAAGAACTGCAAGGATTAGGGGCTTTTTCGATCCCGAAAGGAAGAAAGTTGCTAAATTCAGTTTGATGTGGCCTAAGGTTTTAGGAAAAAGAACTGATAAGAAAACACCCATTTCATACAAAGAAATCATGAAGATTGCTTGGTTTCCAAAACAAGTCCAGTTAGCCGAAGATAAAATTACTCTTAAGTTTCTCGGAACGAAAGGAATGATTGAAGAGGAAAATCCAAATCATAAACACAATTCCAGTCTCCTGATTTCATATCGTGATCATTCGATTTTGGTTGATTGGGGAGAAACTCATGCTAAGGAAGATTTAAAGAAAATTCCGTTTGATGTGATATTTCTGACTCATGGTCATCCGGATCACGTCAAAGGATTGGCTCAAGGATGTTCGAAGCCGGTATATGCAACCAAACAAACGATTCCCTTCTTGCAGGAGTACAAAATCGAAGAAATTCGAGATATGGAAGAGGGAAAGATGATTCGTTATTTTGATTTTGAAGTCACGCCATATTTTGCTTATCATTCGATAAAAGCACCGATGCATGTATTGGCGATTGATGTAGGTGGTAGAAGGATTGTTTACGCTTCAGATGTCATTTCAATCAGGGATCGCGAACGGGCATTAAGTGGTTGCGATGTTTTGATTGGAGACGGCTCAGCAGTGAGTAGACCTTTGATAAGACGTTCTAAAGATAATAAAAAAGTTGTTTATGGTCATGCCCAAATGGAAACACTAGTTAAGTGGTGTGAAACTTTTGAAATTCCAATGTTAATATTCACTCATTTCGGTAAGGAATTTGTAGAACATGAAGAAGAATCGAAAAAGAAAATTCATCATGAAATGGTTGACATTCGATTTGCAAATGATAATCAGACTTTCATTTTGGGAAAACTGGAGCAGGAAATGTCAAAGAAATTGAGTTTTGTATATCAAGAACATTTCAGGGGCAAGTCAGTTCATGGTGATTTTAGGTTTGAGATGAATGATCATCTTGAGGGATGGACTTTAGATGATATGGTCGAAGCTGAAATTACAGAACCCGTAACAACTATGGAACAGGCGAGAAAAGAGTTGGGACAGCCAAAGAACTGGAAGATTGATTGGAGTACAGGAGAAACCATTACAGAACCTGGGAAAAAAGTTCCGCTGAAAATCCTTACTCAGGCTAAAGCCAAACAGCCAAAGGAATGGCTAACTTTAGAAGGACTTATAGCAAAAGGAAAAGTTGGAGCTACGAAAGAGTATCCTGGAGTAATGATAATTAGGGATAAAGGTTGGTTTGAATGTGGAGTTAGAAAACCGTATATGTATGAATATTTCGTTCATGGAAAACATCTTAAGGGCATTTATATCTTCAGAAAACTTCCAACCGCAGGATTCAAACCAAGAAAAGAAAGACCGAAATTCAAGATTCCAATGGTCTGGTTCTTTTGGAAAAGAAAGGATCAGGTTCCTTACATGTTATCGAAGCGGGCAATCAAAACCAATACGTTGCCTCCGGTTGGAGATTCATGGCTTCCCAAGGAGATAGAAAGACAGATTCCCCAAGAGATGCAATACTGGAGAGAGGGTTCCAGACAAGAAAGGCTTGAGCGGGTAGAACAAGCAGTCGATTTTTGGAACGGAAAGGAGTGGAAGCTGGAGGACCTATATTATACGGATAAAATCAAATTTTTGGGTGAATTAGATGCCTGAAGCTAAGTTTTATTTAACACATCACTGGTGGAAAGGGCAGTTTGTAGTTAGAGGTCAGCCTGTATCTCATTGGGATTTACGTTTGGATGAGGGGCAACCTTCTCATCGTTACTGGAATCTCGATAAAGATCCTTCATATACTACATCTGGTATAGTTGCAGTCCAGAAGAAATGTGATGATAAACGATGGTTGACTTTCACTGGCAAAATCGAGCCAGAAGGAACAGAAACTAGAGAGTGGTTGAAACCTGGAAATCCTAACAAAAGAATTCCTGCTTTTGTTGATCGCATTGATGAAGGAAAGGTCACGATTATCGAGGATACTCCAACATTCATATCCTTCAAATTATACGGTAAGAAATTGAATGGATATTGGATTATGAAAAAGGCAACTCCAAGAGAGATAGTTTGGACTTTCGAGAAATCCAAACTTCCCAAGGCAAAAGGCGATCTTTCTGATACCACTAGTACTAGTATACCAGATATTGCACGAACTGTATGGTGGTCTGGAAAGCCGACTAGAGTCAGAAAAACGCCTCGAATCACAGAAAAAAGAGTTGGAAAAATCGCTTATATGGATGACGTACTAACAGTTGTGGAGTTCGATGATGATGAATTCCAGACATTTGAATTAGCTGAACTGGAAGAATCCAAGTTCTGCGTTATGAAATCGTTTATTCCCATGAAAAGTTCGAGATTGAAGGGAGTCACTTCTTTTGTGGACATCAAAAAACTGCAAGCAAGGATTAAACCAACTTTAGAAATCCCATATATAGTAGAGGAAAATCTTAAGGGGGTTCGGCTGGTGCTCCATAAACATGGAGAGAATGTGAAAATATTTGCAAGCGATAGGCATGAAGTAACTGAAGCACTTCCTACTATAGAAGACGAAGCACGTTCCTTGAGCAAAGAAGACATAATCATCGACGGAGTTTTATTAAAGTACGGCTCAAATGGAAAGCCCGTGCCTAAGGACATGGTGGAGCTGATTTTCAAGAATCCTACAGAGGGAGATGCCAAAACTTCCTTCTTCATCTTTGATGTTTTATACTATCGAGATAATTCTCTCGAGGATCTCAAACTCTATGAACGAAAAAAGGTCTTGAATACTCTCGAGTACACCGATCATATCAAGAAACTTCCATCGGTTCTTATTAAGGATGATAGTTCACTGGTACGAGCAGTCAAATTTGTTACTCTTTTGGAAAGGTCGGTCGGAGCGTTTATCAAAGATGCCAATTCCTTGTATTCCAGCGAGCCTAGTGACAAGTGGATTGAGTTTGGGATTAAACATGCCTAAGAAGATTAATGTGAAGAAAATTCAAGAAATAATCGAATTAAGTAAAGATAGGACTCTTTCTAGGAACAGAATCGCGAAACAGGTTGGGGTTAGCAAGAAAACTGTTTGGAAATATCAGCATGAATACGGTCTGATTTGATAAAGAATCTTTAATAGTGTAAACAGAGCATTTTAATTATTAGTGGTTTATGATGAACCAAGAAACAGGTCAGTTAAATCCTGACGAATTTGGAAGAATTCTCGAGAATCCGACAGTTCAAGAATTGGTCGAAAAGGCCTATGGCAATCTCGAGAGACAAGTAAAAATACCGTTCGTCATGAAAGACAAGATCCTGATGTCACCAGGAGTCTGGAACAACTTCTTTTACGACAAGCATGCCATTAATAATGCATTCGGGAAAACCGAGTGGAATCAAAGAAATAGGGCACTGTTTTTGGATCATGTCGATGACCGTGCGAGCGAATGGATTGGTGAAGTCACCAACATTCACATGACAAATGGAAACTTACTTGGAGACTTGGTCATCGTTGATAAACCAACTGCAATCAAACTTGCTTATGGAGCAAAGTTTGGAGTTTCCCCAAAAGTTGTGGGAGAGGCAGATTGGAATCGTCGGATAAATGATTTCCATTTTGAGAATTTTTCTGTTGTCATAAACCCTGCGGTTAAGACTACGTTTCTTAACCAACAAATAAAATTTGGAGGAATAAAGATGAAAACTGAGAAAGAGCTTCAAGAAGAAGAAGTTGCCGAAGAAGAACCAGCCGAAGAAGAAACAGAAGAAGCTCCTGAAGAAGGAGAAGAACTTAAAGAAAAGAAAGCTAAAGAAGCCAAAGAATCTATCGAAAAGCTTGCAGAGAAAGTTGCGGAGATTCTAGCCAAGAAAAAGAAAAAGCCTGAAGAGGAAGAAATGGCTAAGAAAAAGAAACCAGAAGAGGAAGAAATGAAGAAAAAGAAACCAGAAGAGGAAGAGATGGCAAAGAAAAAGTATCCATATCCTTACGACAAATACCCATATCCAAAGAAAGCTGAAGAAATGTCAGATGCAGAATTTGATGAGTTCTTAGCAGAAGTCATAGAGAACAGTGCTTGGACAAAGTTTGTTGCTGCTTACATGAAGAAACACAAGGGAGAAGCTCCCGTGACGACATTGATGAAGAGAGCTGCTGTTGAATATAAGAAACAGAAATCTGAAGTTCCAGGAATGGAAGAAGTTAAAGTCAAAAGAATGACAACCGAAGACGTTACTGGAATTGCACATGAAGTAGTTGAACAAAAAATGGCAGAGTTGATGGAACCAGGTATATCCGTAGCAACAAGATATCTAAACATTCCTACTGAAAAACAAACAGATGGCGATCTAGACGGTGCAATCTGTGAATTGTTAGGGAGGTTTGCAAAATGAGAACCATACAAGAATTAGCGGATACGACTTCATCGCATAACACAGACTTACTCGTAAAGAGATGGCTGGAGAGAATTGTCGATGCAGCTCAGAAAAAGTTCTTCTTTACTCAGTTCGTCCAACAATTCGATTTGCCTCCAGGAACAAAGGACCTAGTTGTTCCATACAGGTATGGTTATCTGGCAACAATGTCAGACACCACAACCGAAGGTACTCCAATGACTTGGACTACTATGGACAACTTGAAAGGTGTGACATTCACACCAACGATTCATGGATATGGTATTGCCATATCTAATCATGCATTGAGAATCAATGCTGTGAATTTGATTCAAGCTGCTAGGGCTGAGTTAGCAAACTATCTTGGAGATACAGTCGATTTGGCAGTAGCAACTGCTGTATCAAATGCAACTGAAACAACAACTGTTTCAAAAGGAGCTCAGGTTATTTGGGGTGGAGATGCAACTACGACTACATCCCTAGAAGTAGGGGATGTATTGACAACCGGAATGGTTGCTAAGGGTAAAAGATACCTAACAAGTGTAAGTGCATTCACACCAACAGGATTTAAATCCGCTGAAGCCAAATCACCTTGGTTCCCAGAGCCAGCATCTCCATTCGTCTTGTTCATAAGACCTGAACAAGAGGAATTGTTCCTAACAGATTCGCAGTTCATAAACGCTGCTGAATATGGATCTGGAGAAGTTGTAGCAAACGGAGAAATTGGAAAATACCTTGGTATCAGGGTTATTACTTCCAATAATCTGACAACTGCAACAAACTGGGCTGTTGGAGAAGACACAGCTGGAACAACTTGCATTATGATGAAGGCTAATGCTGCTGGTGGACTTGCTTGGGGACAAAGACCTCGTTTGAGAGTATTTGAATATCCAAGTGAACTTGAGCAAAGATTGATACTTGAGACAGCTTACATCGCACAGCCTGTTCACAGCGATGCAATCGTGAAGCTTAAAGTATTGGATGCTTAAAATCATCCATAGGCAATCGAAACTCGGCTTGACTTTGATGGACTCCGATTGCTTTTTTGAAGGAGTCAATAACAAGTTTAGGCGACCAAACAGGTCGCAATTAGAGGCATCTAGCCTCTACTATAAACTTTAAATGGAGGAAAAATAATGCCAACTGTAAAGAAATATTGGTATAATGTAGCCAGAACTGAATCGATGGGAGTAGGATCATCTACCACTACCGAACTAATCAATCTTCCCGTATGGAGAACTCCATTCAGGGTAAGAGTGATCTCGGCTTACATATGTTCGTCCGATACTATGACAGGTGATACCACAAACTACTGTACTTTCAAGGTTGTTGATAAGGGAACAGCTGGTGCAGGAACGACTGCACTATGTTCTAAAGCATTCACATTCGGAGTAAATTTGGCTCCTGATGTTGCAACAAGTCTGGGAACGCTAAGTAACAATG